CTCACGCGGAGATTTTTTTCCGCCAGGGGGATTTCAGCCGGGCGAAATTGTTGCGCAGAAATCACACTTCGCGCGAAAACGCAGTCATGACCACGGAAACAGCCCAAAAGCCGAAGCGCGGCCGGGGTCGCCCTGAATTCACGGCGACCCCTGCGCAGCGCCGCAAGGTTTCGGTCTTGAAGGCCGGCGGGATGGCGAATCAGGACATTGCCGACGGGCTGGGAATTTCCCGGAACACGCTGGAAAAGTATTTCGAACGCGACCTGACGGTCGGGGCGATCGAACGCAGGTCCGAAGTCCTGCAGGCGCTGCACCGATCGGCGAAGAAGGGAAACGTCGCGGCGATCCGGCTATTCCAGCAGATGCAGCCGATCCTTGATCCGCCGCCGCTTCCGACCGCGGAAAACGGCGACGAAGTGAAGAAGCCCGAAGGTAAGAAAGCCCAGGCAGATGAAGCGGCCAAAACAGCAACGCAGGGGACCGGATGGGGCCCGCTGCTGAAACCGCCCGCACAAGTCCAGTAATCGACCTTTCCTGCACGGACTGGGCGCAGCGTCTGCGCGCCGGCCAGTCGCTTGTGAAGGTCGCGCCGATCAATCCGGCCGAAGGTCAGCGGGCCGTCGATATCTTCAACATGCTGCGCCTGGCCGACGTGCCAGGAACGCCGACGATGGCGGAAGCCGGCGGCGAATGGTTCCGCGGAATAATCCGGGCGATCTTCGGGTCGCTGGATCCGATAACCCGGATGCGCGCGATCCGCGAATTGCTTCTTCTGGTCCCGAAGAAGAATTCGAAGACGACGAACGGCGCCCTGATGATGCTTACCGCGCTGCTGATGAATCAGCGACCGCGCGGAACGCTGATCATGACCGCCCCGGTTCAGGACGTGGCGGAACTGGCATTCGACGCCGCAGCCGGCGCGATCGCGCTGGACCCGACGCTCGAGAAACTGTTACACGTTCGCGATCACCTGAAGACGATCGTGCATCGCCAGACGAAGGCGGAACTGCAGATCATGACTTTCGACCCGGCGGTCGTGACAGGACAGAAGCCGATCGGGATCCTGATCGACGAACTGCACGTCGTCGCGAAAATGTCGAAGGCGCCGGCTGCGATCCGCCAGCTGCGCGGCGGAATGCTGCCGTATCCGGAAGCGTTCCTGGCGTTCATTACGACCCAGTCCGAAGAAGCGCCGACGGGGGTTTTTCACGACGAACTGCAGAAGGCTCGAGACATTCGCGACGGGAAGCGGGTCGGCGTCATGCTGCCGGTCCTGTACGAATTCCCGCCAGCAGTTCAGGCGGATCCGCTGAAATGGCAGGATCCGAAATTCTGGAAGCAGGTTACGCCGAACGAAGGCCGATCGATTCAGATCGCCCGGCTGGTGGACGAATTCAATACCGCGCGCGATACGTCTGACGCTGAACTTCGCGCCTGGGCGTCGCAGCACCTGAACGTGGAAATAGGTCTGGCGCTCATGTCCGACAGCTGGGTCGGGGCGTCGTACTGGAAGAAGCAGAAACCGCTGTCGCTGGAAGAACTGATCGATCGGTCCGAAGTCGTGACGGTAGGGATCGACGGCGGCGGACTGGACGACATGCTGGGACTTGCCGTTATGGGGCGGGAAAAGAAGTCCGGCTTGTGGCTGCTTTGGAACCATGCCTGGCTGCACCCGATCGCGCTGGAACGTCGGAAAAAGGAAATCCAGCGGTATCGCACCTTCGAAAAGGACGGCGATCTTACGATCGTGAAGAAGATCGGGACCGACGTGATCGAACTGGTCGACGTGGTCGAACAGCTGGAACGGTCCGGGCTGCTGGATAGGGTCGGAGTCGATCAGGCCGGGATCGGGATGATCCCCGACGAACTGATGACGCGCGACCGTCTGAAGCTGAAAGAAGATCGGATCGTCGGCATCCCCCAGGGCTGGAAGATGGTTTCGTCGATCAAAGCGACCGAACGAAAGCTGGCCGAAGACGGGATCCGGCACGGCGGCAGCCGCTTAATGGCGTGGTGCGTAGGTAACGCGAAAGTGGAACCGCGCGGAAATGCGATTATCATCACGAAGCAGGCATCCGGGACCGCGAAGATCGACCCGCTTCTGGCGACTTTCAACGCGGCGACACTGATGGCGATGAATCCGAAGCCCAGGAAACGAAAAATCCATATGTTCACGGTAGGAAATCGAACATGAACCGCGCCTATTCAATCCTTGAACTGAAGTCCGTCGACGCCGAAAAGCGGATCCTGACCGGGATCGCCACGACGCCAGCGACCGATCGCATGGACGATATCGTCGAACCAAAGGGCGCCGTCTTCAATCTGCCGATCCCGTTCCTATGGCAGCACCGCGCCGACCAGCCGGTCGGCCACGTGATCAGGGCGAAGGTTAGCGACGCGGGGATCGACGTGACGGTCCAGATGGTCAAGCCTGGCGCCGATGCGCCGGCGCCGTGGGCTGATCGGCTGAATTCCGCATGGGCCGATATTTCGTCCGGGCTTGTGCGTGGCTTGTCCATAGGGTTTAAGCCCCTTGAACATGCCGCGATCGATGGGTCATGGGGAAGTCGCTTTACCAAGTGGGCATGGTTGGAACTGTCCGGCGTGACGATCGCCGCGAACATGGAAGCATCGATCCAGACGATCAAGTCGATCGACATGGAAATCCGCAGCGGACGCGGGATCAAATTGCTGAATGCACGCGATGCCGCGCTGCGTAATGGCGCCGTGGATCTGCGTCGCAAGGCTTAAGATTTCCAGCCCGGGGGATTATCCGGGTGCTTTGGCTGGGCAGCTGCCGACCTTCGCGTCGGGGCGGGTGCAGCAAATGATCGAATCACAAATGGAAGGAATGAAACCGTGAAGAAGTATTCCGCATATATTGCGAATCTTCAGGCAACGCGAAAGGAAAAGTCCGATCGCCTGCAGGAGATTCACGACACGGCAGCCGCCGACGGTCGCACGAAGACCGAAGACGAGCGCGCCGAATTCGTGCGGCTCGAAGCCGAAGTCAAGTCGATCGACGAAGATATCGCGTCGACCCGTCGTCTTCAGGCGATCGCAGACGCCGACGAAGCAACTGCCGAACCTGCAGACGATACCCAGCGCCGCAGCGCGGTGGCGGGTGGCGATCGCGGGCGCGTGCAGACCGTTGGGCTGTCAGTGAAAGAGCAGCTGAAGCCCGGCATCGCTTTCGCGCGTTATGCGATGTTGCTGGTCGCCGCGAAGGGAAATCATGCGCTTGCCTATCAGATGGCAATGAAGCATTACCCGAAGACCGAAGCGGTGGTCATGACCCTGAAGGCGCAGTCCGAAGGCGTGAACCTTCAGTCGCTCATGCAGCAGAAGGCGACGATCGCTGCAGGTACGACGACCGATGCCACCTGGGCCGGTCCGCTGGTCTATGCGGAAACGTTCATGGGCGATTTCATCGAATACCTTCGCCCGCGGACGCTCATCGGCCAGGCGCAGTTCCGCCCGATCCCGTTCAATGTTCGCGTCCTGTCGCAGACCAGCGGCGGAACGGCGAACTGGGTCGGCCAGGGCAAGGCGAAGCCGCTGACGAAGTACGACTTCGCAGCGACGACCGTGCCATTCACGAAGGTCGCCGCGATCAGCGTGATCACGCAGGAACTGGCGCGCTTCAGTTCGCCAGCGGCCGAAGGCATGGTCCGCGACCAGCTGGCCGAAACCGTGATCGCGAAGATCGATTCGGATCTTTTCGATCCGGCAGTCGCTGCTGTCTCGAACGTCAATCCCGCCGGACTGCTGAACGGCGTTTCGCCGGTCGTCGGACCGCCGAAGACTGGCGTCGATGCGGAAGACGTCCGCTGCGCGCTGCTGCGTCTGTGGGCGCCGTGGGATTCGACCAATATCGGCGCGCGTCCGGCGTACTACACGACCCCGGCCGTCGCCCGTTATTTGGCGTTCATGCGCGACCCGCTGGGTCAGCAGTCGTTCCCGGGAATGACCCCCCAGGGCGGCACGCTGAACGGCGTCCCGGTTCGGGTTTCGAACTACCTGGCGAATGCGGGCGGTAGCGGTGGCGCGCCGTTGATTCTGGTCGATGAAGCCGAAATCTGGCTGGCGGATGACGGTCAAGTCGCTCTGGATATGTCGGATCAGGCGTCGCTTGAAATGTCGGACGCCCCGGCGCAGAACAGCACGAGCCCGACGGCGGCGCAGATGGTCAGCATGTGGCAGACCAACAGCATCGCGCTTCGGGCCGAACGGTTCATCTGGTGGCAGGCGCGTCGCAGCGGTGCCGTCCAGTGGATCGACGGATTCCCCGTCGCCTGCTGATCTGGTGGAGTGAAGACTGGGCGGGGCGCATGGGCGCCCTGCCCTTTTCGATGACTTGAAGGACGAAAATGAAAGTCACCCCTACGAAGAACCGCATCGGCATCTATAAGCCGGGCGACACATTCGAACTTCCCGACGTTGCCGCGAAGCACCTGATCCGCCTGGGCATTGTTCGCAAGCCCGGCGCCCGTGCAGCCGCCGCGCCGGAAAAGGCAGCAGCACCGACGCGGACTTACAAGCGCCGCGACATGACCGCGGAATCCTGATCCGTGAAAATTCTGGGCTTCGATATTCGGCGCGCGACTGCGCTGATCAAAAAGGCGCCCGGATCACTGTCGGCTGTCAATGACTGGCGCGACGGCTGGCGGCGTATCGTCGAACCTTTCACTGGCGCGTGGCAGCAGAACATCGAAGAAAGTAACGACACACTGTTTCAATATCCTACGCTTTACGCATGTCTGATGCGGATCGCGACGGACTTCGGAAAGCTGCCCTTCGTACTGAAGGAAAAATCAGCTGATGGGATATGGAAGGATTCCGCCCCTTCAACTGCATATGATCCGGTCCTTCGCAAGCCGAACGGCTACCAGACCGCCCAGCAGTTTCGCGAAGCGTGGTCGCTGTCGAAGAATATTCAGGGAAACGCTTATCTTCTGAAGGTCCGCGACTCGCGCGGCGTCGTGAAGGAACTTTATGTATTGGACCCGTGCCGCGTGCTGCCTATGGTCAGCGAGTCCGGCCAGGTCTTCTATCGCCTGCAGGTCGACAACCTAAACAAACTTCCCAGCGGTTCGAACCTGACTGTCCCGGCGTCTGAAATCATTCATGACCGATGCGTGACGCTTCACCATTGGCTGATCGGCGTCCCGCCAGTGTCGGCCGCCTACTGGCCGGCGCTGAAGAATCTTAAGATCCTGAAGTCAGCCGCGCAGTTCTTCGGCAACAATGCCCAGCCAGGCGGCATTCTGACAGCGCCCGCCGGCATGAACGAAGACGACGCCGCGGCGATTAAGAAATACTGGGACGAACAATTCACCGGCGCGAACGCTGGGAAGGTTTCGGTCATCGGCGCGGATATGAAGTTCACGTCCTTTGCGATGAAGGGCGCGGATTCGCAGCTGGTCGAACAGATGCGATATTCCGATGAGCAGATCTGTCAGGCGTTCGGGATCCCGCCGTTCAAAATCGGAATTGGCGCGCTGCCGGCCGGGATGACGGTCGACGGAATCAATCAGCTGTATTACTCCGACGCGCTGCAGGCACCGATCGAACACGCTGAAAGCCTGCTGGACGAAGGTCTGTCGATATCCTTGCCGAAGGGCGTGGAAATGGATCTGGATCCGCTGCTGCGAATGGACGTCGGCAAGCAGGCGGAAGTCGAAACGAAGCTGGTCGGGGCGAAGATCAAAACCCCAGACGAAGCCAGGTCGCGTTTCAACCTGGCGCCGATCGCCGGCGGCGATACGCTATGGGGACAACAGCAGGACTTCCCGCTGGGACCGCTGTCGAAGCGTGATCCGCCAGACACGAAACCCGCGGCGCCCCCTGCTGCGCCGGCGCCCGCGACTGTGGAACCTGCAGACCCCGCCGCCGCGGACGAAACGAATAAGGCGATCGCCGCGCTTTGGAAGAAATCACCGGAGACATTCGCCCATGTTTGACCCGACTAAGTTCGTCAGCGAACTGCATGAATACATAGGCCGGGTCATGGCGCCGATCGTGGAGCGGCTGAAGGCGCTGGAACTACGTCCGGTCCCCGATATGCCGATGATTCCTGCGAAGGGTGAAAAGGGCGACCCCGGCGAACCTGGCCGCGACGCTGTCGTCAGCTATGACGATATCGTGAAGGCGGTCGAAGAAGTTCACGAACGCATCGTTCCGAAATATATTCTGGATCTGGAACGGCGCGGCACGGATGCGATTCAGCGCGCGATCGATCGGCTGCCGGTCCCGAAGGACGGAAAAGACGGAATCGACGCGCTGGGCTTTGACGATCTGGAATCAGATTACGACGGGGACCGGACCCTTACGCTGCGATTCGTGAGGGGCGCCCAGAAAAAGGAATTTACCTATCGACTGCCGCTGGTCATCGATCGCGGCTATCACCGCAAGCTGAACAAGTATGAAAAGGGCGACGCGGTGACGCACGACGGGACGCTATGGATCGCGCTGAAGTCGACAGACCTGACCCCGTCGATCGCGGCGAAGCAGGACTGGCGCATCGCCGCGCGCAAGGGCGAAGACGGACGGCCGGGCGTGGATGGTATCGACGCCCCGTCGGTGGTGGCGCTTCGTGGCCGTTGATCTGGTCACGGCGGAAGAAGCGCGCGCGCAGATCCGCCTTGACCCGCCAGATTCTAATCAGGATCCCGACAGTCTCTGGCTGTCCATGTGGATTCCGATCGTGTCGATGCAGGTCACGACCTGGCTGAAGGACGAATGGCGGCTGTTCGTACCGCTGATCGACAGCAATGGCGACCCCCTTCGCGACAGTAATGACGACCCGATCCCGACGGACGTCGTCCATCCCGCGGTGAAGGGGGCTTGCCTGTACGAACTGGCGACCGCGTATCGATTCCGGGAGGGCGAAGGGGAAAACACTGTTCCGGACGCCGCCGGATATGGCTACGTCCTTTCCCGCGGTGCCACGGCGATCCTGGCGGCGCTGCGCAAGTCTACGGTCCGCTGATGAGTCTGGCAGCTGGTCGGCTTCAGCACTGGGTCGCGATTCAGAAGCCCGTGACGACGCAGGACGCGAACACCGGGGAAATGCTCACGGCATGGACGAACGTGGCGTCTGTCTGGGCTGAAGTCGCCCCGCTGTCGGTCCGCGACTTCATCGCTGCCGGAACCGAACAATCCCAGGTATCGGCCCGGATTGTGATTCGGCACCGCGCCGACGTCGACGCGACCATGCGGATCGTTCACCGCGGGGTCGCCTATCGGATCCTGGGGGTCTTGACCGATCCAGAAACCGGGCTTGAATACCAGACGCTGCCAGTCGGGCAAGGGGTCCGGGTGACGTGAGGGCGTATCTGAACCTGCGCCATTCGGTCGGCGACCGGGTGCAGGCGTTCGAAGCCGGGCTTCGCCTGGCGGGCTTTTCCGATGTTCACATGGGCGCCGGTCGCGGGGATCTGCTGATCACGTGGAACCGGATCGGGCACGGGGAAGCGATGGCGCGGGAATGCGAACGGTCTGGAATTCCTGTGATCGTCGCCGAAAATCCCAGCTGGTCGACGTCGGTCCCTGGGCAATGGCTGCACGTGACGCGATCGCGCCACAATACCGCCGGGGTGTATCCAGTGGGGCCGAAGCAACGCTGGGACGATCTGGGCGTCGCCCTGGCGCCCTGGCGGCGCAACGAAGGGGAAGTCGTCATCCTGGCGCAGCGCGGGATCGGGTCGCCGCCCGTGGCGCAGCCTTTTGACTGGCATACGAAGCAGAAGGGGCGCCTTCGGCTTCACCCTGGCCGGCTCGAGCCGCGCAAGACGCTGCGCGAAGACTTGGCACATGCCGGCAAGGTCGTGACCTGGGGATCTGCTGCCGCGGTTCAGGCGCTGATCTGGGGAATCCCGGTCGAATCACATATGCCGAACTGGATCGGCGCCCAGGACAACACCGACGCCGGCCGGCTGGCGATGTTTCGCCGGATGGCGTGGGCCCAGTGGACGCATGAAGAAATCGGAAGCGGGAAGACCTTTGCACACTTGCTCACCGCCTGAACAGTTCGAAGCCCGCTACGTCAAGCCCGAACCGGGGCTGACGCTGATCGTCGGCAGTCTGCTGAATGGCGAACGGCAGGATCGCCGGAAACTGTATCCCCCGGGGATGGCGTTCGGAGTCGATATGCAGGCCGGTGACGGCGTCGACCTTGTTCACAATCTCGAAGACCCGCTGGTCGGATTTCGCTTCGCTCATGTGGAATGTGTGTCCGTGCTGGAACACTGTCGAAAGCCCTGGGTCGTGGCTGCCAATATCGAAGATGCGATGCTGACCGGCGGGACGATATTCCTGTCAGTCCCCTTCGCCTGGCGCTGGCATGGATACCCGTCGGACTATTTCCGATTCACCGCTGACGGGATCCGGGAACTGTTCCCGCGCATCGACTGGCGGCGTCTGATGTATGCGTCGGATCGGCTGTCCGTGAAGCACCTTCTGCACGTTCGAAAGGACGGAACGCACCCGCTGCTTCCGCGCTGCGAAGTCATGGGATTCGGTCGTCGATTGTGAAGATAGTCTTCACGGGACGCGGGACGTCCGGCAGCTGGCAGATCCGCGGGATTCAGATGGCCGAAGCCCTGAAGGCCGACGCGGTTCGAATGGCTTCGGCCGATGACCTGCGAAAATATGACGTGATCGTCGCGGTGAAGCGGATCGACGCGACACTTCTGCAAAGTCTGCGCAGATCCGGGCGCCCCTGGGTCTGGGACATGGTCGACCCCTATCCGCAGCCAGGGTGCAGCGGCTGGACGCGCGATCAGTCGATCCGCTGGGTGAAGAATCAGATCCGCGACCTGGCGCCGGCCGCCGTGATCTATCCGAACGCGAAGATGCGATATGACGTCGGGACTTATGGTCCGGTCATCTATCATCATTATCGACCAGGCATTGCCGCGAATCCGATCCGGGAAAGGATCCGCGTGATCGGTTACGAAGGCGGCCGGGCGTATCTGGATCACTGGGGTCGGGCGTTCACTCGAGCCGCTGAAGCGATCGGCGCGCGCTTCGACGATCAGATCCGTCAGCTATCCGACTGCGACGTCGTGATCGCCTGCCGTGGGGGCGTTCATGATTCGTATCCTTGCCGTCACTGGAAATCGAACGTGAAGCTGGCGAACGCTCACGGCAGCGGGACGCCATTCATAGGCCAGCTGGACGACGGCTACGCTGAAACCGCAACCGGATTGGAAGAATGGATCGAAACCGAAGACGATATACGCCGCGCCCTGGCCGCCCTGTCAGATCAGCCGCACCGCCGAAAGGTAGCGGAAAGGTTCCGGGCATCGTCCAGAACGGTCCAGACGACAGCGGAAGAACTTCGCGCCGTGCTGGCGAAGTTATCCTAGACGTCGAAGTTTGCAGCGTCGGGCGACCCGTAAAGGGCGCGCCGGATCTGCCCGACATGGTCGCCGCCGGCGCGCGTGCTACCGGCTACACCGCGCACGTTACGCCGCATTACATGGGCGCCGGTCGGATCCTTTCCATGTATGGGTGCGGATCCCCCCAGAAGGGGGAAATTCTGCAGGCACACCGGCGCACCGGCGGGCCGTTCGTCTGCTGGGACATTGGCTATTTCTCGCGCGGCCGGAAGGGCAACCGTGAATATTTCAGGGTATGCGTCGACGGTCTTCATCCGTCGATCGCTCACGTCGAAGCGACCCCGGAAGAACCTGACCGCTTCAGGATGCACGGGATAGATCTTCGCGATGACTACCGGGAAGACGGGCCGATCATTGTCGTCGGGCTGGGCCGAAAAAGCCGGGAAGGTCTGGGGCTGCTGAACTGGGAAGCCCAGGCGTTGCAGTCCGCGCGCGATCGCTTCCCTGGCAGAAAGATCATTTACCGGCCAAAACCGACTATGCGCCGTTATTTCGACGGCGTCGTCTGGGACAAGGTCGACGCGGTGACGCCGATCGACGTTCTGCTGCATGGGGCTTCGCTTGTAATCTGCAGGCATTCGAACGTCGCGCTGGACGCCTGCGTCGCTGGGATACCTGTGGAATGTGAGGACGGAATCGCTGCATGGCTGTATTCGAAGACAACGCATCCGAATCGAGCGCAGCGGCTGTCGCTGCTGAACCGGGCTGCATGGTGGCAATGGCGACGCGCCGAAATGAAGCTGGCATGGCGCTTTCTTCATTCGTTCGTCGGGATCACCCGATCATCGTCCGGGACCGACCCTTCCGCCATTACGTGATCAATGGCTTCATTGGTCCGTCGGTCGTGCAGGCAGTCAACGATCAATGGCCGGCGCGCTGGCTGAAAGAAGACGGGTCGTTCAATCGCAAATGGTCGACGGCGGATCTGCCGGCGGCTGCAGAATGGATTCGCCAGGCGGTCACGCCGGCGCTTGTGTCGGAGATAACCGGGATCAAAGGACTGATGGCGGATCCGGATCTGTTCGGCGCCGGGCTGCATTGCATCCCGCCGGGCGGCTTTCTGAATATGCACGTCGATTTCAATCGGCACCCGAACGGCTGGCACCGCCGCGTCAATGTCCTGATCTATCTGAATCAGGACTGGCGCGACGAATGGGGCGGCGCGCTGCGCCTGGGTCTGAAGCCGTTCGTCGAATATCTTCCGATCGCCGGGCGCTGCGTGATCTTCGAAACGACCGACGATTCCTGGCATGGACACCCGGAACCGATAACATGTCCGAAGGACGTTCAGCGCCGATCGATGGCGCTTTACTTCTACACACCAGAACCGCCGCCTGGCGAAGCACATTCGACGATCTATAAGAAAAAATGATCAAGCTGAATTTAGGATGCGGCCGGCGCGTGCTGGACGGATTCATAAACGTAGATATCGCGCACAATAAGCGCGCGCCCAGGGCCCCGGAAATTCTGTCGGACGTGCGGGCCGTGCCTCTGTCTGATGGGTACGCGGACGAATGTCACGCATACCATGTGATCGAACACTTCGTCGCCTGGGAAGCCGCGGCAGTCATCGCTGAATGGTGCAGGCTGCTGAAGCCCGGCGGCTTGCTGGTGCTGGAATTGCCGAACCTTGAAAGCGCCTGTCGCAATCTTCTGCTGGGAAAGTCTGATCAGATGGTTATGTGGCCGCTGTACGGGGATCCATCGCACCGCGACGAATTCATGACGCACCGATGGGGTTACACTCCGAAGACGATCGTCGAACTGTTGAACGCCAGCGGCTTCCATAAGGTCAAGGTATTGCAGCCGCAGACACACGGCCCGCGGCCAGATCGTGATATGCGCGTCGAAGGACGGAAAGCATGATCCGGCTTTTCTGTGGCTACGATGCCAGGGAAATCCCCGGCTTCCATGTCTTCGCCCATTCGGTCATGAAGCGCGCGTCCCGGGCTGTCGCGATCGTCCCCCTGGCGCGATACGCCGTACCGGAAGGATCGAACGCTTTCACACTGTCGCGCTTTCTGGTCCCGATGCTTTGCGGCTATGAAGGCCGGGCGATCTTCTGCGATGCAGCTGACATGCTGATGGTCGGCGACGTGGCGAAGCTGGACGATCTGTTCGACCCGTCTTTCGCTGTGCAGGTCGTGAAACACCCGACCTATGCAAGCGCGCACCCGCGGAAGTACGTCGGGACAGAAATGGAGTGTGAACAGACAGACTACGATCGGAAGAACTGGGCGTCTGTAATGCTGATCAATTGCGGGCACCCGGCATGGAAGGACGTCGACGAATCACTGCTGAAGCTGCGCCCGAAGCTGGATTTCCTTCAGTTTCGAATCATCCCTGAAGCTGCGATCGGGACGCTGCCGGCTGAATGGAATGTCCTGATCGACGAAGGTCAGTCGGACGCCGGCGCCCAGCTGCTGCACTGGACCGCCGGGATCCCCTATTTCTGGCACTACCAGAACGCACGCCGATCCCAGGACTGGTTCATTCATGCCAGGGAACTGTCGGGGGTCCGATGAAGGAATGGGCAATCCTGGCGCCCGGCCCGTCGATGAACGCGAAGACAGCCGAAGCGGTGCAGGGCTGGAACGTGGCGGCGGTCGGGAACGTCGGGATCCAGACAAATGATTTCCCGGCGATTGCGCCCTGGGCGTATTGCCTAGTCTCGAGCGACGCCGGATGGTGGAAGAAGCACCCGGCATCGATGCAGTTCGTCGGCCGCAAGTTTTCAGCGAACTGGGTCCACGGCTGCGAACAGGTTCACCCCTGCACCTTCGGAACGGCTTCGAATTCTGGCGTGCTGGCGCTGGATCTGGTTCGCAACCTGGGCGCGACCCGCGTGATCATGCTGGGCTTTGATCATCATGGGACGCATTTCTTTGGGCCGTACACTAACGGCTGCGCGAACACACCGAACCGCCGGCGCCAGGAATTCGAACTGCAGTTCGCACAATGGCGGGCGCAGAATAAGGGCGTCGAAGTGATCAACTGCACCCCCGGGACGAAGCTGAAGGCATTTCCCCGGGGCGATCTGAAGGATTTCTTACATGCTGAACGTGAAGCTGACCGGGCTGGAAACGATCCGCGCGAATATGCGGCTGGTATCGGATAAGGCCGCCGTTGCTGCCGGCCGGCGCGCGCTACGCAAGGGCGGGACCGTGATCCGGAACATCGCTCGAGCGAACGCCCAGGCGATCGACGATCCCCAGACCCGGGAAGCAATTCAGAAAAATATCGTCGTGCAGGCCGGAAGCCGCCGACGTGAGCGATCCAATGGCGGCCCGATGGTTCGGGTCGGGGTCATGGGCGGCGCCAGGCGGGGACCGAAGGGCGACCAGTCCCGCGCCGGATTGCCTGGCGGCGATACGCGGCACTGGCGATATATTGAGTTCGGAACCAGTTCGATCCCGGCGCACCCGTTCATGCGGGACGCCGCGCAGACAGCAGGCGGCCAGGCGATCGAAGCGGTGGTCGCGGCGATGAATCCGGAACTGGCGAAAGAGCTTCGGAAGCTGAAGAAGTGAGCGCCCCGCCGCTGCTGATCTGGGCGAACGCTTCGGCCGCTGTCGTCGCGCTGCTGCGTACTGGCAGCGTCACGCGATTCTGGCCGTTCGGGATCGCCCCGAAGCCGCATCAGGACGGCTACGCGCTGCCTTATGCCGTATGGCAATCAGTCTATGGAGCGCCAGCGAATTACCTGGGTCGCGTCCCTGACGCTGATCAGGCTGGGATTCAAGTCGACGCCTATGCGACGACAGTTTCGGAAGCACGCGCGGTGTCTGTCGCCCTGCGCGATGCGCTGGAACCGCATGGCTATGTAGTAGCCTATAACGGCGAAGATCGGGAGTCGGAGACAGGGTTATATCGCGTCGGCTTCACCGCCGAATTCTGGACGGATCGTTAATTTCACAATTGGAGATAGCTGACATGAGCCTTAACGTACAGGGATCGAATCTTTTCTTCGTCGATCCGGCTGGAAATTCCAACGGCGCCACAATCGTCGAAGTCGGATGCGTGACGAATCTGGACGGGCTGACCGCTTCGCGTGATCAGCTTGACACGACCTGCATTTCGGACGAAACGCGCCGGCTCGAAGCCGGGCTGCTGAATCCTGGCGCCGCCAGCTTCGGCATTCTGTTCGACCCGGATGATGCTTCGCATGTGCGCCTGCATGAACTGTATCGCGCGGGAACGACGCTCAAATGGGCGCTGGGTCTGGCCGATGGCACGGTCGCCCCGACGCATATCGACTCCGACGGCGCCTTCACGCTGCCAGCCGGTCGGTCGTGGATCACCTTCGATGGATACGTGTCGGATTTCCCGTGGACGCTGGCCGTCGGTCAGAAGGTCACGAACACGATCGGTCTGCAGCTGTCGGACTTCCCAGTCCTGCACGTCGCGTAATCGCATGGATCTGGAACAACTGCAGCTGATGGGGTTAGTTCACGCTAACCCCTTGCTGAAACGGACGATCAAGGTCCGCTATTTCCCGCTGTTGCCGAAGGCGCAATGGGCAGATCAGGACGTCGAAGAACGGTCGACCGAAGCGGCTGACGGGGAAGTGATCGTCTACCTGCGCAAGCTGACCGCCGCGGATCAGATCATGGTTCGCAATGCCATGATCGCGAAGCGCGATCCGATGTATGTGATCCTGCATCGAAGCGTCTTCAATGAAAAAGGCGGCCGGCTGTTCGCTTCCGAAGAAGAAGCGATGGGTCTGGATCTGACCATGTTTTCCGGGCTGATCGTCGAAATCAATAAGCTGAACGACACCGGAAAAAAAGCGACCCCGAAGGCGAAATCTGGTTCGAACTTGCCGTCGCCCTTGGGGGAAGAAGCATCGCAGAATGGCAAGAGTCCATCACCGCCGACGAATTCGCCGGCTGGGTCGAATACCGCAGCCGCACCGGACCCCTAGACAGAAATCTTCGGCTGGATGCAGCGATCGCGCGCCTGGGTGTAAGGCTTACGGCGGCGCTGGGCGTCCGGACTAAGATGCGCGACTTCATGCCCTGGCCGAAACAGGAAGAACCGCCGGCGACGCCGGAACAGATCATGGCGTTACTGACCAGCAAGGTTAAGAAGAAGGATCCCGACAATGGCCGGAAGTAGAAGTCTAGGCGCATTGACGATCGACCTGATCCTGAACATGGGCGGATTTTCCGCCGGATGGACGAAGGCCGAACGCGACGCAGCCCGGGGCGCGGCGAATCTGAATAAGACGCTGCGCGGGATCCAGAATTCCTTCAAAGCAGCCCTGGGGGTAATCGGTGCGGGCGCGCTGGTCGCTTCCATCGTCAAAAATACGGCCGAAGCCGAAAAGGCATTCGCGCTGCTGTCCAACGCTGTAAAGACCAGCGGCGGCGCGGCCGGCTTCACGGCCGACCAGCTGGCCGACATGGCGACCGAACTTCAGAAGACGACGACCTATTCGGACGAAGCGGTTCAGGGCGCCGAACAGCTGCTGTTGCGATTCCAGTCGATCCAGGGCGTGAACTTCAAGGGCGCCCTGCAATCGACGCTGGATCTGGCGACCGCGCTGGGCAAGGATCTGAATTCCGCCGCGCTGCTGGTCGGCAAGGCGCTAGAGAGTCCAGAAAAGGGAATCAAGGCGCTGGCGAAAGCCGGCGTCGTGCTGGACAAGGCGCAGGAAGACACGATCAAACAGCTTGCGAAGACCGGCCACCAGGCCGAAGCGCAGGCGATGCTTCTGAAGCAACTGGAACAGCGTTATGCCGGCGCGGCGTCTGCTGCCAGAAACACTTTCGGCGGCGCGCTGGAAGGGCTGAAGAACGCCTTCGGGGATCTGCTGGAAGGCAAGGGCGGCGTCCCTGACGCGGTCGACGCGATCAATGAACTGACGGACGTCCTGAATAGCCCGGAAGTGAAGGCCGGCGCTGCCGCGCTTGTCAATGGCATCCTGAAGATCATCGAAGTCACCGCGAAGGGCGCGGCTGAACTGTCGAACTTCGCGAAATACGTGGGCGAAACTTTCGCCGCATTCACTAACGGCCCAGGCGATCAGGATCTGGTTCGCCTGTCTGATTCGATCGTCGAAATTCAAGACGAAGTAAAGCGCCTGAAAGATCTGGGCGGAATCGGGACCGCACTTCACGGCGGATCAGAAGCGGTTCAGAATGAAATCGCCAGCTATGAACGCCAGCTGGAAAAGCTGACGGACAAATATAACGCCGCACGGGAAGCCGCTGCGAAAGCACTGAATCCGGCCGCGGGCGGCACCGGCGCAGCCGCGCCGACGACGCCGACCCCGGAAGTGCATTCCGAAGAATTCACGAAGCTCGAAGAACACCTGAAGGAACAAATCGCCCTTTATGGAAGGACGGGCGAAGCGGCGAAGCTGTCAGCGAAGATCCAGTCCGGCGCGCTGGACGACCTGTCGAAGTCGGAGCAGGAAGAACTGCTAAAGCTGGCGCGCGCGTATGACGACCTGGGGAACATCACCGGGCACGTGTTTACGCAGATGGAAAAGGATCAGATGATCGTCGCCGACGGCTGGAAGGAAGTGAATATCGCCGTCGAAGATGCGCTGAAGGCTGCGCAGATGGGTCAAGACGACCTGGCCGCGAAGCTGGCCGATGAAATGCAGCCGCACCTTGAAGAAAATCTGAAGAAGTACGAAGACATGGTCGACAAGCAGAACGAATATCAGCTTGAGGCCGCGCGCAATACCCAGGACATTCTAGGAACGTTCCTAGATGATGCGATGCAGGGACACTTCGACAATATCCTGAAGTCATTCGGCGAACTAATCACGAAGCTGGTCGCGCAGGCGATCGCCGCTGACGTGGCCGGGAAGTTATTCGGCACCGGCAAGGGCGGAGATTCCGGTCTGGTCGGAAAGGGGATCGACTGGATCACTGGATTACTGGGAAAGGCTGGCGGCGGTCCGGTGAATGCCGGCCACCTGTACCGCGTGAACGAATTCGGAATGGAAACGCTGACGATCCCAGGCAAAGCCGACTATCTGATGATGGGCGGCCAGGCCGGCAGCATCACGCCGGCAGGATCGACGCCGACCGGCGGTCGCGGCGTGACGCAGAATATCTATGTGACTGGATCCGTGACCGAACGGACGGCCCGCCAGATTTCAATCCAGGCGGTTCGATCGCAGCGCGCGATTATGAGGCTTTCCTAAGATGACCTTTATCAATTCGCGCCTGCTGGATTGCGTCGCCTACGGGACCAGCGGCGGCCCGACGTTCAAGACCCGAAAGATCCCGCTTCGGTCCGGGATCGTGCGTCGCAACCCGCTGCGATCGCGGCCGCTGTACCAGTTCCACATCCTGTATCGGAACCTGCATCCGGAAGATCACGCCGACGTGATCGCTGCCTTTAACGCCTGCTATGGCGGGGTCTATTCATTCAGGCTGAAGGATTGGGCGGATTTCACGGCGACGGATGAAGTCCTGCCTGTGCTGGGAACCGGGTCGGCGCAATCTGTGCAGCTGGTCAAGACGTACAGCTTCGGAACGCAGTCGGTGGAACGTCCGATTCGAAAGCCCGTGTCCGGAACGGTCACTATGACGCACAACAATGCGCCGCTGACCGCGACGATCGACTACACGACCGGGATCGCAACATTCACGACAACCGCCGGCCATGTGCTGAAATGGTCCGGGCAGTTCGACGTCCCGGTCATGTTCTCCGACGATCAATTGTCGTTCAGCGGGGATTCGCGCGGAGAAGACGGGCTGTTCCTCACCGCGGACGTTCAGCTTGAAGAAGATATCGACCAATGACCCGCACGGTTCCCCCAGCCCTGCAGCTGCACCTTGACCAATCGGCGACGACGACCTGTCGGCTGCTGAAGTTCAAGACGACCGACGGGACCGTCTTCGGACTGACGACGCTGGATTCAGACGTCCCCTATGACGACGGCAGCGGCGACGGGCCGATCAATTACATTGCGACCAATGGCTTCGACCCGTCCGCGATATCCGCAGACCTGGGCTATTCAGTCAGCAATGCGGAAGGCTATGCGCTGGTTTCCGACGTGGTCCCGGGCATCACGCCGGAAATGGTCCGCGCCGGCGTGCTGGATGATGCGACCTGGGTCTGCTACCTGATCAATTTCGAACACCTGTCGGACGGGCACGTCGTCCTTGACGCCGGCGACGTGGGCGAAATCCGCCTTCGCTTCGGGATCGTCTGGATGCCCGAATTGCTGTCGACGATCATGCGGCTGAAGCAGCCGATCGGCGGCGTCTGGTCGCGTCAATGCCGGGCAGTGTTTGGAACTGATGCAGATTCGCAGACCGGGTGCGGGATTGACGTGACGTCCCTATGGGTCAGCGGGGTCGTGTCAGCAGTGGGCGCGGAAACTGATCGCACCTTCACCGCTTCGGCGCTGTCAGTGATCAACCCGGTCCCGGGCCGCGTGCAGTTCCTGACGGGGGACAATGCCGGCCGGGAATATGCTGTCGAAGCAGTGACCGGAATGGTCGTCGATCTGATCGAAACGACTGCCTACGCAATCCAGGCCGGCGACACGTACCGGGTCCGCCCTGATTGCCGCAAGCGATACACGGAAGATTGTATCGGCGTCTGGAACAATGGGCCGAACTTTAAGGGCGAACCGCTGATCCCGGTCGGTGACGGTCAGCAAGGTCAGACCCCAGGCGCCCAGCTGCCAGGCGGCGGCGGACCGAAATTCAAGACATGAGCCGGCAAGCCTTCATCGACGCGGCGCGGGCCCTCAAGGGCGCCCGCTGGCGTCACCGCGGGCGATCGCCGCGGGCGGTGGATTGCATCGGGCTTGTCACCCTGGCCGCCCGTGGGGCCCGTATGGCGGTCGAAGACGCGGCCGGCTATGGGCGGGAACCGTGGGACGATCGCCTACGCAGGGAATGCGCGGCGCGCTTTGGCGCCCCGTTGCCGGTCATAGCTGCCCAGCCCGGGGACGTGGCGGTCTTTCGGTTCCACAAGGGGGAACCGTCGCACGTGGGGATTCTGGCCGAACACCCTGACGGCGGGCTTTCGCTGATCCATTCCCAGCAGCTGCGCGGCGTCGTCGAACAGCGCCTGGCCGGCGCCATGCTCGAATCGATCGTCGAAGTCTACCGTCCGACCTGGGGGACGCCGTGAGTCTGCGTTATGTGCTGGGTGGCGTCGGCGCGGTCGTCGGCTTCATCTACGGCGGCCCAGCTGGCGCGCGCTGGGGATTCGCGATCGGTTCGACGATCGGGTCGATCGTGGATCCGGGGACGATCAAGGGGCCGTCAATCGGGGATATCGGCCAGCAGACCAGCCAGGAGGGCGGCCCGCGGCCGATCATCTTCGTGCGGTCCCCGCCGATCGCCGGCAACGTGATCGCCCAGTCCGAACCGCGGATCGTAAAATCGAAGCAGGGCGGCAAGGGCGGCCCGAAAGTCGTCACCGAATCAGTGTTCCGCACCTATGCGGTCGGCGTCTGCGAAGGGCCGATCAGCGGCTTTCGGCGCATCTGGCGAAACAATGTTCTGGTCTATGACGGGACCGACGACCCGGGACTTCCCGCGGACGATTCGGCCGCCTTTCTCGAGAAGGCGCGCCTTTTCCTGGGAACATATGATCAGGACGCAAGCCCGGATCTAGAAGCGATCTTCGGCGCTGGCACGACGCCGGCGCATCGCGGAACCGCCTATCTGGTCATGGCCGACGAAGACCTGACCGACCTGCGCGGCGCAATCCCGCAATGGACCTTCGAAGTGTCGTCCGGCGTCACGACGGTCTATAGCACCGACGTACTGGACCCGTGGACGTCCAGCACGACCGACCCGCGCTATGCGCCAGGGGACGCGCTGGGCGGGTACACGTACGCTTATAACCTGGGCACCGGCGGCGCCGATGGCAGCACGTGGTCGACCCTTGCTGCTGCCCTGTCAGATGGCAACGCGGCTTCGAACACTGTGCAGCCGGCCGGCGCGTATGTGAATCAGATCGGTTACAGCTTCCCGGAAGCTGCCCTGATCAATGCCGACCTGAAAATGTCGCCGGTCTATTCGCGCGACCCCGGGGAACTGGTTCAGATACGGCTGAATTACAACCGATATTCACCGGCCAATTACGAAGGCGACGTCGTCCAGGCGAATAGCACAGTGGCGTGCGGCGCTTTCGAAGCCTTCAGTCCCCCGATCACCGGGGCGGGATCCGCGCGGTATTGGTGGTCTGGCGTGCAGCTGGACGGGCTGGGCGGATATACCCTGGCCGGCACCCCGTATACGTCCGGCGTCTGGCGCTGCGCGTCATACACGACGATGGGGCCGGGCGAACACAATACGAACAACTGCAGCGGCT